GCTGGATTAGCTCCATATTGTCACACTGTGTTGATTATACTTGACATGATTTTATCAATGATTACAATTATCCAACGATAACGAAGATGACGGATAATACGGAATTAACAGATAAACAGAAGGCTCTTGTCGATACCATCGTATCAACAGGTTGTAGTATAGTTGAAGCAGCAGAAAAGGCTGGATATTCAACGAAAGTCAGTAGAGAATCAGCTAGGGTAAGTGCTTCTCGTACATTACGACTTCCAAAAGTACAGAGATACATGATGGAATGTGTGTCAAGAACGATAGGTCTAGGTGCTGTCACCGCAAGTAATAAGTTAGTACAACTTAGTAACAATGCTAAATCAGAGTACGTACAACTAGAAGCGAGTAAGGATATACTAGATAGAGTTGGATTACGTACACCAGACAAAGTTAATCACCAAGTAGTCGGAGATATAAAGGTTAGTATCGATCTTAGCTAGAACGAGAGGGTGGGGGTTAAAAACTAACAAGTGGTTAGTGGTAAAGATGTCATACACACAACAGAGTTAAAAAAAGTAAACATATGTGCGTAGACAAAAATATTTCTAAGATTTAAGGTAAAATGTCTTTAGACGATAAACCAAGAGAGGGTTTCTCTCACGCCTTGCAAGGCAAAAAATATGATGAAGAAAAAAAGTACAGTAAATAAGGCTGGTAACTATACTAAGCCTACTCTTAGAAAAAGACTGTTTCAGTCCATTAAGTCATCTGCTGTACAAGGTACTGCTGCTGGACAATGGTCTGCTAGAAAAGCACAGCTATTAGCCAAAAGATATAAAGCTGCTGGTGGTGGATATAGATAATGGCTTTAGCAAGGTCACAACAATCGCTAAAAGCATGGGGTAAACAGAAATGGCGTACCAAATCTGGTAAAAAATCTTCTGAAACAGGGGAAAGATATTTGCCAAGTGCTGCTATTAAAGCTTTATCTCCTAGTGAATACGCTAGAACTACTGCTGCTAAAAGAAAAACAAAGAAAAAAGGCAAACAAGTGTCTAAGCAGCCTAAAAGTATAGCAGCTAAAGTAAAAAAGTTTAGGAGTTTTTAATGGCAACTCCAGCATGGCAAAGAAAAGAAGGTAAAAACCCTAGTGGTGGTTTAAATGCCAAAGGTAGAGCTAGTTATAACAGAGCTACTGGTGGCAATCTTAAAGCCCCTTCCAAGAAAAAGGGCAATAAGAGAAGAAAATCATTCTGTGCTAGAATGAAAGGTATGAAAAAGAAACTGACTTCTGCAAAAACAGCAAGAGATCCTGATTCTAGAATAAATAAATCACTTAGAGCGTGGAACTGTTAGTAAGTGAATTGAAATAATATTTTATTTCTAATATAGTTGTAGTTTACCTAAAAAAATTTTATAACAACGAGGAATGAAAACTATGACTATTGATGATTTAACGACTACTGTAAGAATACTTCAAGAAGAAGTAAAAGATATTAAAGAAATAAATAATGTATTAATAAATAAGCTAGATAAAGCTTATGAAGATAGAATAGTATTGCGTAGTCAAGTTTTAAAGTCTAAAGTCAGTAAAGAAAGTGAGGTCGAAAATGCCTAAAGTTGGTAAAATGAAATTTCCATATACTGCTGCTGGAAAGAAAAAAGCAAAAGAAACAGCAAAGAAAAAAGGAATGAAAGTTGTCAAGCAAAGCAAAAAGAAAGGGTACTAGAGTAGAGAACGAAATAGTAAAACTCTTTCAAGCTGAAGGGTTTAATGCCAGACGACAACCTTTATCTGGTGCTATTGCTGCGTTCCCTCATGATGTTCAAGTATCTGACCTATTTCAGGGAACTAACATTGAAGTCAAAGCTAGAAAAAATGGCGAGGGCTTCGCCCAATTAGATAAATGGAAAGGATCTGCTGATCTTTTAGTATTAAAGAAAGACTTTTCTAACCCAATGGTATATCTTGATTGGGATTTATTTAAGGAGTTTTTGTATGAGTATAGACAAAACAGACGACGTAACGAATCTGGAGAACAGGCAGCTGTTCAACATTTCTCTAGCAGAAAGACGGAAGCTAAGGCAGATCGTAAGAAAGGTACATCTAAAATTCCTTCCCGAAGCTTCAGTAACGGACAGGGAATGCGACAAATTGATAGAAAGCCTTGGCCCAAAAGTCAGAGAAAAATTGCTAAGAGAAGCGATAGACAAGAATCTGGTATAAATGGCACAGCTAAGTTACAAACCAGATGGCAATACCTTAAAGAACTTTCTAAAGGGCAATGAATTTTTTAGAGGTTTACGAGGGCCAGTAGGAAGTGGCAAGTCTGTTGCTTGCGCTATTGAAGTACTTAGACGAGCTCTCCAACAGGAGAAAAATGCCCAAGGAAAAAGAAAAAGTAGATGGGCAGTTATTCGGAATACTAATCCCCAACTTAAAACAACTACTATCAAGACATGGTTAGATTGGTTTCCTGAGAATGAATGGGGTGTATTTTCATGGTCAGTACCTTATACGCATAGAATAAATGTAGGTGAACTAGAATTAGAGGTCATATTCTTAGCTTTAGATAGGCCTGAGGACGTTAAAAAGCTTTTATCATTAGAACTAACAGGTGTATGGGTAAACGAAGCCAGAGAGCTTCCTAAGAGCATTATTGACGCTTGTACTATGAGGGTAGGTAGATATCCTAGTATGCGTGATGGTGGTGCTTCTTGGTATGGAGTTATTGCAGATACAAACGCACCAGAAGAAGATCATTGGTGGCCTATTATGGCTGGTGATGTACCAGTACCAGATCATCTTTCAAGAGATGAAGCTTTAATGTTAGTGAAGCCTGAGAACTGGAATTTTTATACGCAGCCATCTGCTTTATTAGAAGATAAAAATAAAGATGGTACACTCAAAGGATATAAAAGAAATAGTAAATGTGAAAATCAAAACAATCTTACACAAGATTATTATAACAATATTATCAAAGGTAAGATGAAAGGGTGGATTGATGTTTATGTAATGAATAAACTAGGATCTTTAGAAGAAGGTAAACCAGTATATCCTAACTGGAATATGGAAATACATTTATCAAAAGAAGATCTAGAGCCAGCTCAAACAACAGTTTTTGTTGGTATTGACTTTGGACTAACACCAGCTGCAGTGTTCGGTCAAAAGCTACCTAATGGTAGATGGATAATACTTCAGGAGTTAGTTTGTTTTGATATGGGTATTGCAAGATTTAGTGAATTATTAAAATATGAATTTGCAAAGAATTATAGAAACTTAGATATAGAAGTATTTGGTGATCCAGCTGGAGATTTTAGAGCTCAAACAGATGAAACTACACCATTTCAAATACTGCGACAAAATGGCATAATGGGTAAACCTACTCATAGTAATGATGTAGCTCTTAGAATAGAAGCTGTTGAAACTTCATTAGCTAGATTAGTAGAAGGATCTGCTGGTTTCTTAGTAGATCATAGATGTATTAATCTTAAAAAAGGATTTAATGGTGGTTATTTCTACAGAAGAATGCAGACTTCAGGTGATAGGTATGATGAAAAGCCAATGAAGAATAGATATTCTCATGTTCATGACGCATTACAATATTTATTATTAGGAGCTGGTGAAGGTAAACAATTAATATCTGGTAAAGCTAAAAATCCAACAGTAGTTAAGACTAGAGGTTGGAATATATTTGGTAATAAAAAAAGAAGAAGTGTATGGCAAAACAGAATGAATGGTTAGTATATTTCTACGAAAATAGAGATTATCATAGGCATACTAAATTTTTTAAAAAAGGTTTTAAACATTGTGGAGTAATGGGATATGATCCTGAAAAAAAAATATGGTTAATAGCAGAATATTTATTTGGTAAATTAAATATAGAAATACTTGATGAACAAGAAGTAGATAAAATATTTAGATTAATACAAATGAAGAATGGACACATATTGAAAGTGCCAGTACAGAATAAAGTATCTAAATTCCCAGTTATTATGGGATCATGGATTAAAGAACATAGCTGCGTTAGTTATGTGCAAAGAATGATAGGTTGGTCTAGGTTTTGGATATTTACACCTAATCAGCTATATTGTGCGTTGAAAAAGAATGGAATGTGTGAAATAGAACTATAATTATGGGTGCATTTAGAAAGCCAAAGTATCAAGAAACTGCTGCAGACAAAGCAGTTAGAGAAGATATTGAAAGAAGAAGAAAAGAAGAATTAAAAGAACAAGAAGAATTAGAAAAAAAAGAAGCTAAATTAAAAAAAAGAAAAGAAAAAGGTATGGTTGGAATGAGATCATTATTCTCAAGAGCTGGTGGTAGAGGATTTTATCAAGAAGGTAAGGAAAAATAATGGGCGGTAATACAAGTACAAGTTCATCTTCTGGTGGAGGAGGAGGTGGAAGTAATAACAATAATAATAATCAAGCTAATCAAATTTCTAAACAAGTAAAAAAAGATATTGGTTTAACAGCAGTAGGAGGTATTGGTGGCCCACAAATGGGATATGTTGCATCAAATGCACCTAACCCTCAAATGTATGGAAAAGCTGCATCTGAATCAGCTAAAAAAAGAATGGCAGAAGCTGGTATGGGAACATACAATCCTGAAACAGGAAGTTTTCAAAATGTTGTAAATAATCAAATTATATCAGGAACTGGATCTGTAATGGGTGCTTCTATGGGTAGTGGTGAATCAACTATTATGGGTCAAATACCTATTTCTAAACAAATGTTTGAATCACAAAAAAGATTACAAATGATTGCAACAGGAGCTATGGCAACTTTGGGTGTTCCATTAATGGGTGCAGCATTTATGGATTATAATAAAAAAAGATATTCAGATTATGTAACTAGTTTTAATACTGCATTACAAAGTTCTACATCTTATGCAGCAGCTAGTCCAAGTACAAGAGATACTTCTGATGCAACAATACAAGATACTAAAGCACAGGCAGAAAGTGGAGAAGCTGCAGCAGTACAACAAGCATTAAATAGAAAAGCTGCAATAGCTAGAAAAGAAGCAGCTGTAAAAGGATCAAGAACATTTTTTGGTGGAAGAAAAAGAACAATAGAAGGTAGAATGGTTGGAGGATTATAATGGCATTTATACCAGTAGCAGAAAAAAATATTTCATCAGGATATACTGATAATAAATTTAAAAATTTTTTTAAAAAGTATCAAGATGCAGAAACAATCTTTGATCATTGGAAAGATAAATATGAAGAAGCATATGAATATACAATGCCTTCAAGAGAATCTTTTTATGAAGAAACAATAGGCGAAAGACGTACTGATAAAATATTTGATGAAACTGCAGTAGTAGGTATTCAAGAATTTGCTAGTAGATTACAAGCTGGTATAGTTCCTACTTATGGCAGATGGGCAAACTTTGAAGCTGGTACTGATATACCAGAAGATCAAAGACCAGCAGTTAATGAAGCATTAGATGAGATAACTAAATATGTTTTTGAAATATTAGCTGGATCAAACTTTAATCAAGAAGTACATGAAGCATTTATGGATTGTGCTATTGGCACTGGTGTAATGCTAGTAGAAGAAGGTGATGCATTAAATCCTATAAAATTTACTGCAATTCCTTTGCCTAAAGTAATGTTAAACAATGGGCCAGATAATAAAGTAGATACAGTATTTAGAAAAAGACAGATAGCATATAATCAATTAATGACTGCTTATCCTAAAGCAGAAATGTCTGAAAAGATGTTAAAAGCTATTGAGAATAATGAAACTAAAAAAGCAAATATTGTAGAAGGTGTTTACAAAATTTACGATGAAGCAAACACAGAAAAATATAAATATTGTGTTGCTTGTATGAATGAAGAAGAAATTATTTTTGAAAAAGAATTAGATGGAGTTGGTAGCAATCCTTATATTGTATTTAGATGGAATAAAGGATCAGGTGAAGTTTATGGAAGAGGGCCTGTATTTAATAGCATGGCTGCAATTAAAACAACTAATCTTACAGTAGAACTAATATTACAAAATGCACAAATGAATATTAGTGGAATATATACTTATGAAGATGATGGTGTTGTTAATCCTGATAATATAAATCTTGTGCCAGGTGCTTTAATTCCTGTAGCTCCAAATAGTAGAGGTCTTACACCTTTAGCTGGTGCTGGTAGATTTGATGTAGCTCAATTAATATTAGCTGATATGCGTCAAAATATTAAGAAAGCATTATACATGGAAACATTAGGTAGACCAGAAGGTACACCAATGTCTGCTACTGAAGTATCTGAAAGAATGGCAGATCTATCAAGACAAATTGGATCATCATTTGGTAGACTACAATCAGAATTTGTAACACCATTACTTCGTAGAGTAATTAGAATATTATCTAAACAAGGTAGAATAGCAATTCCAAAAATTGATAATAGAGAAGTAACTGTCATAGCTCAATCACCATTAGCTCAAGCTCAACATCAACAAGATGTTGCAGTAGTTAATAATTTTAATGCAATACTAGCTCAAACATTTGGCCCACAAATTCTTAATATGATTGTTAAACAAGATGAAGTAGCTAGATATTTAGCAGAAAAATTAGGATTACCAGAAAAATTAATACGAGATCCACAAGAGCAGCAACAAATAATTCAATCGTTGCAAAACATGGCACAACAGTCTAATATGGCACAAAATGAGTTGGGAATCCCTAGTCAATCGCCAGAAGGACAATAAAAAAGATACTAGCGAAATAGATCAAATATTTGCTGCAGTTTTTTCTGATCCTGACGGAAAAAAAATATTGGAATACTTTGATAGTATTGTTATGAATACTACAGTAAATCCTACTGCTGATAGTAGAGTATTATGGCATTTAGAAGGACAACGATTTATGCTGCAACAAATTAAAAATAGAATTAAGCGAGGTAAAGAATGGAAGAAGAAGTAGTTACTCAAACAGAACAAACAGAAGAAAGCTCTAAACCAGATTTTGTTCAAGATAAATTTTGGAACAAAGATACTAATGAAATTAATATAGAAGAACTATCCAGTAGTTATAATTCATTAGAAAAAAAATTAGGATCAAGAACAGAAGATTTATCTAAACAAATTAGAGAAGATATAGCTAATGAATTAAAAGCTAAAGTTCCTGAAAACTATGAAATCAGTATGCCTGAAATACCAGAAAATGTACAAATGGATATTGATCCTGAAATGCCTTTATTACAATGGTGGCAAAAAACTGCAAAAGAAGCTGGATTATCTCAAGATCAATTTAATACAGGTATAGAAGCTTTTGTTAATAATGAGATAGGAAGTTTACCTGATCTTGAAAATGAAAAACAATTATTAGGTGAAAATGCAAATGCAAGAATAGAAGCTGCTGATTTATGGAGTAAGAAAAATTTATCTACTGATTCCTATGATGCTATATCTGAATTTGCTAGTACAGCTAAAGGTGTAAAAGCATTAGAAGAAATAATGAAACTTAATAAAGATGCACCAATACCACAAACTGAAACAGCTATTGATGCTGCTCCTAGTTTAGATGATCTTAGATCTATGATGAAAGATCCTCGATATTGGAAAGATGGAGATAGAGATCAAGCTTATATTAATAAAGTAAGTAACTTATATGAAAAGTACTACGGAAATCAAAAGGCGAGTTAAAGCTACTTGGCGTGATGCACAATCGTTTGCTGAATGGCTAGATCCTATTGAGGGTAAAAAATTAAAACCAGCTATAAATTATAGTGAAGGATATGTCTTAAAAGATGATGATGATGTATTAATTTTATACATGACATATAATGATACAGATATTGGTGATACTTGTGTTATTCCTAAAGAAAATGTTGTTGATATTTGTGAGTTGAAAAATCTTAAAAAAAATGTCAGTAAAGAATAAATAGACCTCTAAGGCCTTAGATATGCCTGTAAAGATAACATATCAAACTCCTGTGAGACAATCTAGGTAAACTTAACAAGCATACGGAGGTTAAAATGTCTGCTTCTATTACTAATGCTTTTATCACTCAGTTCGAAGCTGAAGTGCATATGGCATATCAAAGAATGGGTAGTAAGCTAAAAAGCCTAGTGCGTACTGTAAACGGAGTAAGTGGTGAATCTGTAAAATTCCAAAAAGTTGGAACAGGTGAAGCTACAAGCAAAGCAAGACACGCAGAAGTAGTTGCTATGAACATTTCTCACACAAATGTAACTGCAACTCTAGCTGATTTCTATGCGTCTGATTACGTAGACAAACTAGACGAGCTTAAAACCAATATTGACGAAAGATCAGTTGTTGCAAATAATGCAGCATATGCTCTTGGTCGTAAAACTGATTCTATCATTACAGATGCTATGAGTTCTGCTACTACACTAGCTAACAATGCTGGTGCTCAAGGTGGTACTGTGGCAACTGACATGAACGTAGATAAGTTCCAAGAAATGCAAGCGCTTTTCGGAACTAATGATGTTCCTGATGATGGCTCAAGATACTGGGCAATCGGCCCTAATCAATGGTCTAACTTACTTGATGATGATCAATGGTCAAGAATGGAATACATTGGATCTAACGAATTACCTTTCTCTGGTATGAATTACACAGCGAAAAAATTCTTAGGTTTCTTAGTATTTGTACATTCTGGTCTAGATTCATCTGGCTCTACTGATAGACACACTATTGCATGGCACAAGTCATCAATGGGTCTAGGTGTAGGATCTGAAGTTAGAACTGAAGTAAACTACATACCTGAAAAGGTATCTCACTTAATGACTTCTTACTTATCTATGGGATCAATTCTAATTGATACTAATGGTATTAGAGTACAGAAGTGTGCGGAATAGGAGATAAATAATGGCATACGAAACTTCAAATCCGATTAAGAAAATATCAGGAGCTGGTGCTGGAAACTCACTATGGTTTTATACTGATGGTGATGCTAAGGCAGCTGTTGTAGCTTCTGGCTATTTCAATTCTGCTTACAAAGAATTAAGCAAAGGTGATGTTATCCTTTGTTCAATCGGTGTAGGTGGAACTCACGAAATGGACGTAATAACAGTTACTTCTGAAACAGGTGCAACTACTGTAACAACAGTAGCTCTTGCATAAGGAGATTAACAACTATGAGGGGGTTTATCCCCCTCTAGTCAAATAGGAGAAATTATGGCAATAACTGGAAGTGTAGTAAAAGGAGCAACTAAAATAATAGGTAAAGCTATTAAAGTTGCTAAAAAGAAAAAGAAAAAAATTGGATCTCAATTAAAAAAAGAAAGTAAATTTATTAGTGAAAAAATTACTGGGCCAGCAAAACAAAGATTAAAAAATTTAGAACAATCTAAATCTCAACCACAAAATATAAAAGGTATGCCTTTACCTAAAGGTGTAAAAAATCCAATAAGAGCTCAAGAAAAAACTTTATATGTTGGAGGAAAACCAACAACAGCAGAAAAATTAGATGCAATTAGTAAAACTAAAGCATTTACTAAAGGAGAAAAAGCATTTTCAGGAGCAAAGAAAAAAGCAAAAGATACATTAAATAAAGCTCAAAGTGCAACAGGAAAATTTGCTGATGATACTATGACAGCAATTAAATCTGATCCAAATAAAGCAGCAGTTATTGGTGCAGCTGCATTATTAACACCTTCAGTTTTAAAATCTACTTTAAAAAGTCAACAAATGTATAGTTATGAAAAAAATGCAGATGGTGGTTTTAATTTAAAATTTAAAGATGGAAATACAGTTACTACAGATAGTTTTATGTTTAGTCCAAAAGCAGTAGATGATATAAGAACTAGATTAGCTATACTTGATAGTATTGTTTTATCTGATGATCCACAAAAAAGAAAAGAAGAATTTAAAGAACAAAGTATGTATTTAGCAAATAAATATGGTATTTATAATATTGCTGGAAAAAACTTATCTTTAAATATACCAAGATATTAATGTATGGCAGTAACCAAAGTAGATATAGCTTCAAGAGCATTAGTAATGATAGGAGCAAATCCTATTGCTTCATTTACTGATGGAACAACAGAAGCTAACGTAACTAACACAATATACGAAGAAATTATTGAATCTAGTTTAACTAGACATAATTGGAGATTTGCAACAGGACAACAACAATTATCTTTATTAGCAGATTCTCCTACTGGTAGATTTGAATATGCATATCAAATACCAGCTAATCCTGAATGTTTAAAAATATTAGCAGTTACAGTTAATGATGCATTAATACAGTATAATAGATACGAAGATAAAATTTATTTAGATGGTTTTGGATCTCAAAGCACAGTAATTATGGATTATATTTTTAGACAAAGTGAAGATCAATTTCCTCCTCATTTTAGATTAGCAATAGAATATAAACTAGCTAGTATTTTTGGTGGATCAGTAGCAAGAGACGCAGCTTTAGTAAGAGAGTTTGATCAACTAAGTGAAAGACAAATGCTAATAGCTAAAAACACTGACTCACAAGAAACTACTACTAAAACACTTTCTACTGATAGATTTATAACAGAAAGAAGAAGCAGTCGTAGTGGACTTGTGGTCGGATAATGCCTAGAAAAGTAAGACAAGTATATACAAATTTTTCTGCTGGAGAAATTAATAATCTCCTTAATGCAAGAACTGATGCTAAAGCATATTTTGAAGGTGGTAAACAAGTACGCAACTGGTATTTATTAGATGAAGGTGGAGTAATGCGTAGACCAGCTACTGAGTATATGGCTACAATGCCAGCAGAATGTAGAATTATTCCATTTATATTTTCTAATGATGAGGTTGCAATATTTGTTTTATCAAATAATAGACTTGATGTTTATTCTAATAGTGGTGCTGTAATACAATCTAATATAACTTCTAATTGTAATTGGACTACTGCTCAATTATTTGAATTAAATTTTGCACAGTTTGGTGATACTGTTTTTATTACACATAGAAATAATCCTTCAATTCAAATTAAAAGAACTTCTGCAAGTACATTTAGTGTTTCTGAATTTGAATTTGAAGAAGATGAAGATGTGGTAGTTTCTGGTGCATATAAAACTCATGCACCATTTTATAAATATGAAAGCCATGATGTAACATTAACATTAAGCACTTCTGCAACAGGAACAGGTAGAACAATTACAGCGTCTAGTGGTTTTTTTACAGCAGATTATGTAAATCATTATTTAAAAATAGATGGATCTCAAGTTAAAATAACTGGGTATACAAGTCCAACAGTAGTAACAGGAACAATTATTGAAACAGTAGCTTCAGGAACTGGGCCTTTATATGATTGGGAAGAAGAACTTATTTCTGTTCCTAGAGGTTATCCTCAAGCTGTTTGTTTCCATGATAATAGATTATGGTTTGGAGGAGTAAGAGATAAACCTTCAGCAATTATTGCAAGTCAAATTGGAGGTTATTTTAATTTTGATTTAGGAACTGGATTAGCTAATGAAGCAATTAATGTATCTATTGCAAGTGGTGAAGTAAATGAAGTAAGGCATTTATTATCTTCTCGTAACTTACAAATATTTACAGATAGTGGTGAATATTATGTACCTGTATCATCACAGTCTGCTGCAATTACTCCAGCAAGTATAGCATTTTTAAGACAAACACCTTATGGCTGCAATAGAGCTGCGCCAATACCTTTTGATGGTGCTTCTTTGTTTAGTCAAAAAAATGGTAAAGCAATTAGAGAATATGTTTTTTCAGATATTGAACAAGCATATAGATCTACAAGTGTATCTGTATTAGCTTCTCATTTAATTGATACACCAAAACAATTATCAATGATGACTGGTAATGAAATTAAACCAGAACAATTTGCTTTTTTCTTAAATAGTGGATCTAATGATGATGGTAAAATAGCTGTATTTCATTCTATTCGTGATGAAAAAATAGCTGGTTGGACTATGTGGGAAACACAAACTGGAGATAAATATCATAGTATAGCAGCATTAAATGATCAATTATTTGTTATAGTAAAAAGAGTAGTTCCTTCTGGTACAAAATATTTTTTAGAAAGATATGCAAATGATGATAGTATTACTCTTGATTGTTCTACTACTACTACTGTATTTCAAAAAGGTACACCTTTAGTAAATGGAGCTAGTCAAACTGGAAACTCATTATCTGTAGATGGATTTACTTCTGCACCAGCTATACAAGAAACTTTTACTATTGCTGGTAATGCAACTAAATATACTATTACTGCTGTTACACAAACTGCTGCTGGATATGATTTAACACTAGATCAAAACTTAGCAGTTAGTCCTAGTGATAATGCTGTAATAACTATTGTAGAAGGATTTGTTCATACAGTAAATGCAATTTATGAAAACACAGATAAAGTATTTGCAGTATATGGTAATGGATCTTTAGGTGAATTTACAGTAGATAGTAATAATAGAATAACATTAACTTCTGCTCCTTTTCCAACTGGAACTAGAGTAGGATTTAATTTTACTCCTATATTAGAAACAATGCCAATAGATAAAGAAATAGATACAGGCCCATTAACAGGACAGCCTAGACGAGTTAATAAAGCTATTGTAGATATATCTGGTGGATTAGATATAACTATGAAAGCACAAGATTTAAATTCAAAAGAGTTAGTAATACAACAAGCTGGTTTTACTGCTGGTACAGATATTAGTCCAGTTACAGATAAAAAAGAATTTAATTTTTTAGGTTATAGTAAAAATCCTACAATTACTATTAGCCAAAACGATCCTTTACCATTAAAGGTATTAGGAATAGCTATGGAGTTACAGTTCGCATGAGTGGTGTAGAAGCAGCAACATTATTTGCCATTAGTCAAGGAGTACAAACTGTTGGTCAATTACAAGGTATACAAGCTCAAAGAGCTGCATTAGCAAGAGAAAATTATAGAATTGCAGCAGAATCAAGATTAGCTGCATTAAGAGCATTAGAGGCTGAAAATCAAAGACGACAACAAGCTGAAGAAGAATTAGCTAACAATGCAGCATTTCAATCTATTGCTGGATATTCAGATGATAGTATGAGTTTTTTAAATATTAATAAACAAGTATCAAAAAATATGAATAAAGATGTTGCAGATATTAGGCTTATGGGAAAAGTTGTAGATACAAAATATAGCAGCATGATGTTTGAAAATAGAATGAAAGAAAGAGATTTAGTTTTTGGTGGTTATACTTCTGTTATTGCAGAATTAACAAGTGGTTATGCAACATATAAATATATGAAAGGAAATAAACAACCATCAATTAATCAAACATATACATATAATAGTAGAGGGCGGACTAATTATCCGTATGGATTATAATGGCATTAACTAGAGGAAAAAAAGAAACATCAGTTACTCCTAGTTCAATAGCTAGCAGAATGGGAGTAGTTCCTACTTATGGTGGTGATTGGTTAGCAACAGCTGCTGAAAGCATTGGTAAAAATTTAGATGTTCAAACTAAACGTATTGCTACTATGGAAGAAGAAAAATGGAAAGCACAATTTAGTATTGATACTTATAAAGCAATAAATGATTTTGCTATGCAAAATAGAATGAATCCAAATGGATTTACTAAAAGTGTAGATCCTTATGTTTCTGAATTAGTAAATCAAGTACCAAATAAATATAAAGGTTGGGCAAAACAATATGCTGGTATGATGGCTGCAAGAGAAGGACAGCAAATAATTAACAGACATTATAATGCACAACAAGCAGAATTAATAAAATTAAATCAAGATAGTAATCAAGTATGGCTTGATAATAATTTAAGAAACTTAGAACAAACTCCTTATGCAGAATGGGATAATCAAATGTTTAGTAGTGTGTTAGCTGAATTTTCAGAAAAAGCAGTTTCTTATGAAAATATGTATAATTCATTAGATCCACAATTTAGAAGTGGATTAGATTCTCCTGAAATATGGAAAAGAAAACATCAAATAGCTTTTGAAGGTGCAAGATTAAATTCAAAAAATAGAGCATTATTAGAAGCTGCACAAATATTAGATAAAGAATATTTATTGCAAGCAGATTTAAATGGTGATGGATTTTACCAAAAAGAATTTATTGGAAAAAAACAAGAAAAAACAAATGTTGAAATTGCATTAAATCAAATTAAAAAAAATATGAAAGAATATATTAATAATCCTGATGTAGATAATCTTGATGGATTTACTACATTAACTAATACAACAAATGAAGAAAGAATAGGGTTACAAGAAAATGCAATTAGTTATGTAGATAATATGCATAATCAAATGACAACAGAACAAAACAATATAAAAAATGCAATTGCTGCTACATATAATAGAAATATAAATGCTATGGAAGCAAGTGCTAATAAACCATATACAACATATACTAATGAAGAATTAACAAGAAGTTTAAATGCTATTGATGCAACAACAGAAGATAGAGAAAGAATTATAACAGCAAATACTAAAAGTAATATTATAGGTGCTTTAAGTAAAATACTTTACACTTCTGATACTGACACAACTCAAATTATGTATAAAAATAAAGATTATAATTTAGGTAAATATAATAAAAGTTGGATAGGAACAATAGGTAGAATAAGAGAATTAATGTTAGCTGAAGGAATACCTGAAAGTGAGATTAATGAAGCTGATATTAAAAATCAAATTATAGAACAACATATTTATGATATGACAGGTAAAACGTCAGATGGATTATCATTAGAATATGATTTTGCTATGATGAATAATGAAGAAGCTATGGAAGGTGATTTTTATAAATTAAAACAATATGCAATAAATATGGGAGTAGTACCTCCAGTATTAACAAGATATATAACAGAAAATTTAAACAATCCTTTAAATTTAGAAAAAGAAGGTAATAGAGATACTCTTGTAGAAATAGCTGGTATGGTAAAATCGTTAAAAGAAGATGTACCTTCGGTTAAAGGTATGTCAATAGAAGGTTTATCTTCTGAAGATGAAATGTTGCTTACTGAATTTTATAAAGATTATAAAAGTTATAGAGAAAATACTTTAGGTGGATCTGGAGAAGGTGGAGGTATTGTTGAAAGTGATTTTATTAAAAATTGGTTTGAATTACATAATGAATACACACAAGATGAATCAGATAAATTATTAACTGTTTTTAATCAAAAATTAGAATTATTAGATGAAGATGTATTAGCTAACCAATTACAATCAAAAATGGAAATGGCAGCTATATCAGTGTTTGGTATAAATATGGGAACAAATGTTGGTACTGGAATACTTAAAGAGCCAGCAGTAAAGCCATTAATAGATATACCTATATTAAGAGAATTTGTAGTAACAGATCAAGAAAAAGAACAATTACAAATGGATTCTATGGTAGAAGAATTATTAGATAGATTGCCTAATTATATGATCTCATATTATAAAACACGAGGTAAACCAATAACAGAAAAAGAATTAAAAATAAGAACTAAAAGAGAAATTGAAAATGACATTAATGAAATTATTAATTTTGCTCTTAGTGATATTAATGCTGAAGGGTATGGGTTTGAATAATATGGCAAAAGAATTAGTACAATTTCCTATTATGCAAACATACAGTAAATATCTTACTGAAGATGAAATAAAAACTGATGCAGTAAAAACTATACAAAATAGATTGTTTGGTATGAGTGAAGAAATAAGAAGAGAAATGAATATTACTGAAGATTTTATGGATCAAAATAATTTATTTGAAATGATTGATGATAAAAGAATAAGATTTACTTATGATAAAAGTTCAGGAATTGATAAACCAGCATATAGAATAAGAATTGATTATGATGGTGATGGAACATTTTATGATTTATCTAATCCTGATGAAGATACATTATATGCTCCATATGATTTTTCAGGAAGCAAACCTGATTATTTACAATTTAGTCCTGATAATTTAAGAAATGATGCATATCGTTCTGAATGGTCAGAAGGTTTTAAAGATAGAAAAAAAACATATGATCAAATAATAGGAACAGGAAACGGTTGGATAACACAAAGCAGAAGGCAACTTGCAGAATTTACAAGATTTACTATGTTTAAATTAAAAAATGATATTCATAATTTAGGTAAAGAAGGAGCAGAAAAAGTAGCAAGTTTAATTCCAGGCCTAGATTATAATTATGATAATTGGGAAGAACAATCTCAAAAAGTTTTAAAAAAAATTAATGAAGGTAATAAATTAGGAATTACATATACTGATGGTGCATATAATTTTATTATTGATAA